TACAATTAAAGTATTTTCCTTATCAAAATTACTTAATTCTTCACGCCAATCAGTACGAATATTTATCCATCCAGAGGGGAGAGAATAGCTTGAATGCGCATCTCGAACAATGAATTGAGTATTTTCAAATTGTTTAAAAACCTCTAAAAAGCTTTGTAAATCAGAAAATGGATTGATTTTTTCTCTTTTATCCTGCAAAAGACAATCCTTTCCATCTTGTCTCCCAAAGGGAAGATAAGTGAAAATAAAAGCACCGACGCTGTTTCTTTTTAAAAGATGCAAGCAAACAAATGCCTCAGCTAAAAATCCTTCAAATCGCCATTCGACGGTGATATATGCATTATTTTTGTTTTCATTTCTAAGGCCGGTTGTGCCATCAGGAAATGTTACGTAATCAAGCTTCACGTTATCTACAAGTATCATAAACAGTTCTCCATATATAAATAGTCTGGTCAGAAGGCTGGTCACTCGGAATTATGATAATCGGAGTTCCAATGTTCTACTATTCGGACAATCGGACGTACTTCATTAAGATGTGCAACTAATCGGAATTACCTTTTGGGTTCCTAAGAGGATTTCTCCGCAGAGGGACAGTATGTATAGGTTTATCAAACCCATTCGGAAGTGAGATTTGAACTCACGCTCTCGGCTTATTGGGCCGATGATCTACCCGACTGATCTATTCCAATGTTTCGCTATGTTATTGCACAATAACTAGGTTTTTAAAGGCAAACCAGCAAGCCTCTCCTTCTCGCCCCAGACTAAATCGGTTAACCCTTGTATTCCGTCATGCCTTCTGACTCTACATGCACTTCGCATGTCCAGTTGGCCTGTTGGATGGCTGCATCAAGCAATCTTAATTGCCGAGCGTGCCAGTCATATTCTTTGGTGAACTGATTAAGTTCCAGCTTTGGAACCCCAGCGGTCACTTCATCGATACCGTCAGATACTTTGATGCGCTTTACATGCACTTCAAAGCATTGGAAATTCTTAATTTGTTGCAAGAGTTTCATTTTTTCTTGCAGCTCTTTTCTGCGCAAAAGTGCCTCAGCTAGTTTTACTGTCTTCATTGTTAACCTCATCATATAAGTTACCGATAACCGTCAAGAGCGGTGGTAAATCTACCCCGTTCTTACCTTTATACTCACCACAGTACAACAAGAATTCTGCATAATTCGTGATAGGAATGATTGTATCACTTCCAGAGATTTGAACGATATCTTTTTCATAGATAAATCGCCCATTTCTGTCTTGGATAGTAAGACATGGCATTACGCCTCTATCGACGCCATCATTGCAAAATTCATGCATCTCGTTACCTGCCCAAATTCTGAACATCGGTGTAACCATGTAGTTTCTCCTCTAGTGGGCCTGTCTGGACTTGAACCAGAAACCAAGCGATTATGAGCCGCACGCTCTACCTTTGAGCTACAAGCCCATTTATTTATCTACACGAATTTCACCATACTATTCAGATTTGGTCAATTAAATAATCAAAATTCATCCTCTGTTGCTTTATCTCGCTCGGCTTGTTCTTCAACAATCCGATTCTTTTCTACTCGATAAACTTCCTGCAAATGTTGCTTTTCCTCTTGTGTGACATCGGAAACACCGATTTTCACGCCTATTTCCTTTAGTTCATGCAGTGTGGAAGCCCTCATCATTTCTCCCTCAAAGATATGAGCAATACTGCTTTCTTGTTCAGTGACCGTTTCAATCACAACCTCATCAGGCTCAATAGGCGTCAAACCAAGGTGCTGATTTAAAAACTCAGCCCGTGATGATACCTGTCGCAGCTCTTTGCCGTCTTCGTCGAACCAGCGCTCCTCATCGGAATAAGTCCCATTAAGGTTTGGACAAGCCATTCTGATGCATTGGGACTCAGCTACTTTCTTAATCATGGTTTCGCGTTTAGATTTCCAAAGTCCTTGGTTTAGATCATACTCTGTAAAATCAACACGGACATAATAGGGCCTTGTCGAGCCTTTCATATAGACAAAGCAATAAGCACCAACGATTTTGCCACGATTCTTGAAGTCAAATTTATGACGAAATTTGCCTGTGTCAATATCCAAAATTTCAAATTCGTCATTGCTGCATAAGGCTTCTACAAAATGATTTATGTAAGCAGGATTGCGCCCAATCACTCGACGATAGCCATCACGACCAATGAATATCTGAGCTGGTTTTGATTTATCATATTTGACTGCCCAGATTTCTCTTAAGAATGGGTTAAGCTCAAGCGATATCCCCATTTGCATAAACCAATCAAACTCAAGCGTTGTCAGATTCGGCGCAAATGTCTCCCGAATTATCTCTTTTTTGTCCTCCCACAACGCTAAGATGGTAGGTTTATCGACAACTGTCATGCCACTCATATCAATCTCCTCTAGTAAAACTCATGATATGCCCAGCTAGGAAGATCAATTTCTTCGATTGACTCATCATAACCAGGCCAATTGTTGCTTTTCAAGCACTCTTGGTAAAGCTTTGCGCCTTCCTTATATTGGAATCTTCCCATCTCGATTGCTTCTGTCGATAGCACATAAGCCTTAGTGAGGTATGGATCATCCGAAACCAAAAACAGAACCACGTTTTCATACTTGCGACCGGTAGCGTTGCTTAAACCATCACAGGCCATAGCGCCTTGGCGGTGGTAGCCATAGTCATAGATGGCTTTTGAAAATGAATGACGTCGCACATCTCGGGTAGTTTTAATATCCAAGATGATTGTCTCATTGTAGAAGTCTGGCCTAGAGCGAAGCAACGCCCCAGACTCCTCTTCAGTCCAGGCAATGGAATCCTCGACAAAGCCATCTCCCCGAAGATTTTTAAATAATCGGTGTGACGTTATCGATTCAGCCATTGCTTTGGCTTGAACAAACTGAGCATCATTCAAAAGTGCTCGGCTACCTGCCTCAAGTAAACTCGCGGTGTATTTTTCCTTACCAGCCATTGTGCGCCGGTCACAGTTTGACATCACATAAAAAAGCTCATCAAATCGATGAGGCTCCAATGCCAGGGTATGAACAGCGCTTCCGATAATCATGCTATCTGATTCATTTTTAACATAATTTCCAGATAAATACTGATGCCAATACATCTTTGGGCAATTAGGCGGGATAAGCAAACTTATCCCTGAACTGCTAATACCCTCTGATTTATGGTATTCGTCAATCGTTAAGCCCTTATAAATACCTGGCGCTGTTATGATCATGATTTACTCCTTCTCTTATGCATCTCTCGACAGCTTTTGATATCAGTGGTGATCATCGGCAAAAACATCTCTAAAAATCTATCCTCATCTTCGGAAGTCGGACATATTTTAATAATGGTCATGGCTAAAACAGATGAAATGGAAGCCAAGATAATGCTATCAACAAGAGCAGCATTCGGTGGCCCTGCTTTTCGTGCCTTATGGTCTTCCTCGATTTCCAGGCAAGTATTGACTATTAGATCGATAATCCATGTAGTAAGCTTCATGGCATGTGACCCAGCCCTAGTTGCCTGATTTGTTTTGGCAAAATTTTTGATATCTTCAAGCCATTTTGGGTTTTTATCAGTGGACATAGGTTGGCTCCTCTTTTTGAAAATCATCTCTATATTTTTTGATTGTATCCATATTTGTCATGACACTTTTTTTCATTTTGCTTAAAAACAAATCTAATTCCTCCTCCTCTTTACCAGGAATGCTTTCAATTGCTATAATTTTGGCAATAACATTGAGAAACATGCCTAATGCGCCATTATTAACAATCAACGTCACCTCATAATCTGGCATCCCATCTTTTGTCATCTCTTTATCAATCTTGCGAAGTGTAGACATCAGCTCAGTAGTTAAACAATCTGACAATTGTTTTGACAATTTTTGAATTTTATCCATGTCCATTTTCAGACTCCTTCTGCGCGCTTAGTTGCTCCATGTATTCTTTTATCCAATCCCCAAGAATTAAACGCAAACGCTCAACTCGTCTATCAAATGCCTCCAATTCCTGACCAGATTTTACACATTCAAAAATGTCACTCACAAAATTCAAACCGATTGCATAGCTTTTAACATTATTTGCGATTTTAATGGCCATATTTAGGTCATAACCACCATATTTCGTTAATTGATTGATGAGATTTTTTTCCATATCATCTAGGGCCTCTTTCAAGACCATATTTTCTATTTTACAAAGTTCATAAGCTGCATTCATTCCTTGCAATTCCTCTGGCTTGATATCTTCATTACTCATCTTTTGACTCCTTTTTTTCAAACTCAGCCTTTTCTTTAAGAAATTGATCTGCCATGGTGAACGCCTCACGCAAGAGACCAATGAATTGCTCGCGGGCTAGGATGTGATCAGAGGCGCTTAAGTTCGAGTTTTCGTGGATTATCGCGCTCACGAATGAGACTATCGCAGAGAATGGAATTTTTGCGAATTTATCCAAATCCCTTTCTTTTGATAAGGCATAGTTTTTACGGATTGAATCAACAAATGCATTGTACAAATCTATCGAAATGTTCGAGGCGAGTGTAACTCTCTCGTCATCCGTCTCTGCCAACTTTCTAATGTTCTCTAAGAAACTCATCATTTACCTCTTTCATAGCCAGGATTGGCAGGATAATCTCGTTTAGCTCTGTCACTTTCCCAATATCGTCTCAACTGTTCGTCAACAATTTGGGTGACTCGCTTGCTGATGCGATCGTTAAGTTCAGCGCCTAGATTCTCTATTTGTGAATCATCTTCATGTTCATATTCATCGAAGCCTTTTAAGACTTCCACACAGATATATGACAAAGCCGACGCATAAACTTCGTTGCGTAATGCGGGGTCAAAGTTCAATGTGAATCTATGAACTGCGCGACCTACGTCGGATATAACCGCGTTGAATGAGTATGGAAAGACAATAGACATATTTCACCGCCAAGTTGAATTACTGTTAACAAGTGTACATAAGCGATAATACGGTGTCAAGGGGGTAAAAGAGAATTTTAGGTAAAAAAAACCCCGCGTAGGGCGGGGATCAACACAAAGGAGTCATGTTTACTTATAAGAACACCACGTATGGATAAAAAGTGGTATTCTTTGTTGGAGCATTTTTGGTAATTAGCCAGGTATGCCCCGCCTCAATCCAGAGGTATTAGTGCTGGATTGAAACCTATTGATGCCCAAGTTAAGGAACCACAGCACCAACGATGAAGATAGTAACACAAACAAATCTGTTCAGCAAGCTGCATAAGCGTATAAGAGCGCCTCCTTGTGTAAATAAATAATAAGTCAGCAACTTTACATAAGGATTTGGTAATGAAGACATTTGAACAATCGCATAGGACGGGGGAACGCAAGAAGCGTTTCGAGTACAGGACTACTTACTTACAAATTGTTTTGTTAAGCAAGATTAAAAAACGGATGGATAAAACCATTCGGATCACCTACCCTCAGTTATGTGACGATATAAAGAAGTTAACTAGCTTTGAACTAATGCCGCGAACGATGGGGAGGTATGTAAATAATTTAGCTAAATTAGGAATCTTGGAAGTAACGCGAAGTCGCGGGCCGATGATTTTTATCCAGGTCATTGACGTAGATCTCCTAGAAAAAACGCTAGAAGGCTTACTTAAATCCATGGAAGAAAACATGCCCAAGAAGGCTCGCAAGTCACGTGCAAGGGAGTATGCGAGGACTTTGGGAGGCAAAGAAAGTGGGTACAAACTCGGCGTATCTGGGTACAAACTTGGCACATCTGGGTACAAAGATGGCGTATGTGGGTACAAACTTGGCATATCTGAAAATCAATTGGGTACTAACTCGGCGCATCTATCCGAAGATCTAAGATTACCTAAGAATACATATAAATATCCGTCTAATATGGATATTAGATATTGTAGAGAAAAGGAAATCCGAGATGCCTCGGTTAGGGCTAGCTTGATGATGACGCGGAAAGTCGACTACAACTTAGTTGGTAGAATTAATGCGACCATGACGGAAGTTGACACAAAGAAGCAGATCAAGAACCCAGAAGCCTATGCCGTAGTACTGGCTAAGCAGTATCTCAATGTTGAGACAAGGAGCATAGAAGTGAAACCCGTTCAGCCAATGCCTGTTAAACGCAACCAAACGCCCTCTATTGACGATAGAGTGGTTACCCGCCCTAGAGGTATTGACCTACTCTTTCAAGAGCACCTAGCGGCAATTAAATCGGCCTCAGAGGCACAGCATGGAATGCATAAGATTGCCGACAGTACGGGAGAGCGATTTAATTTATGATGCATGAAGCTAACAAAGAATGTCTATTGCTTGGGATGTCTCCGAAGATCTCAGGGCTGCCCCATGATGCACAGATTTTATTTGAGTATCTGGCTGAGCACTCCAAGAACCAGCACGATGGCACCTATTGCGTTGAGACATTTGTGCCGACTGTACTTAAGGAGCTGACTAAGCGTACAAATCGAACGTGGGTCAGATCTGATTTGGTTTTATTTGTGCGACAATTGAAAGAGTTGCAAGTGCTAACGTTTGAAAAAGTAGGGCCAGAGCAGCATAAGTTCACGCTTGGAAGCAAGCATACTGAGCAAGTTGTATTGCCTCATTTGCCCAAACCTCAGCCGGATAGATTCAAGGCTGTTCGCTCAAATCCACTTGCGAGAAAAGCGCTTGACGAGGCTAAAACTCGACTAAGCTAAATGGATGAATACAACATTAAGGGGGATGATAACGTGGAAGCTTTAGGGTTTATTTTGATTCTTTTGGCGTTTTATGTCATGGTTGTGATGAAAGTTTCCGAGATTGATCCACCCGAGATTATCTACGCATGGAACCTCAAAGACAAGATAAACGAAGAACTCGGCTTTAACATGATAAAAAAATTAACGATTGAACCCTTGGGCGTTTTATACGATGAGCCGACAGAGCGACAACAGACATGGGTTGCAACTGTCACATTCAAAGGCAAAGGCAACTCTGGCAAGTTTGTATTGACGCTGGATTCATTGTCAGATGAGAAACTAGAATCAACCGCTGAGTACATTGCTAACCGACTAGCTTTCTATCCCAGCACTGCTGATGTCGTCGTTTAATCACTTGCAGGGTGAATTGTTCAAAAAATGGATCGCCAAAATATCCAGGATGTCATGGGCTAACTTTAATGTATCTTGCTGACTAGGGTTTGGGCTAACAGCCGTCACAACGCTTGCTATTGCAACCGCAACAGGTAAAAATTTGCACAGGTTTACAAATAATTGCTTAATTTTATGTTTCCACATGACGCCCTCCATCCATTAGTTTAGTCTATTGGCTTGGAAGGCTCGCCTCAGATGTTGGGCAGTGGATCATCATTGCCATATTTTGCATTGGGATAATACTTGCCCAAATGGTACTTGAAAGCCCATAGGTAATCGATGGTATTGCCTCTCCCCTGTGGGGTGTTGTAGTAACGCTTCCAATAATTCGCCTGAGCCTCAATGTCATTCTCGGCGGGTATGAGGATGGGTATGGAAAGATATTTAATCCTGCACATTTGGGCTGCATAGAGCAAGTCATAGAGCAGACGATTTTTAGAAGCTGGCAGCATTTTAATCTCAAATGATTTGCCTGGGATGTAGGACTCCCAAAGGTCATCGTGCGTTGCTGGCTCCATCTGAATACAACCCAGCGCAGGGCCACCTATTTGTTTTAGGTAAGTCCCAAAATCTGATTCATGGGCAATCGTGCCAGCTACAAGTTGCTCCGCAGCTTTGGAGTAAGCCCCAATCTTGGTTAAGGCGGGAACGATTACTAATTCAATAAATTGTGTGGGGTCAAAGCTCATACATTACCTCTGTGTTTATATAAATCTCACTGTTCTCTAACATAAAATACACGGCTTCCGTGATTGCCTTAGAAACTAAATCCAGCAATTCTGCTTTATCAATCAGCTCTTGTTCATTCATTTGAATACAACCCCGATTAAAATGTAGTCTTCTTCGGCAACTATAATCGATGCCGATAACTCCTTGACTTGGGAATCATTAAAATAACATGCTCCCTGTAGACCATCAAGCACTGTTTTGCATAAGTTGTCAATGTCTCCAATGTTACCGCCTTTAAAAGCAAAAGTGATTGTTATTTCAATATTGCCTTGATGACAACTCATCTGATTAAGCGCCATGGCCTGTCTTGAAAAGATGTTTATTGCAGATTCGCAGTCCTTAGTTCGCTTTGGCGTGTAGATGTGATTAGCTACGAAACGCGGGCGAGCTTTCGGCACGCAGCGCGTGGGCACTTTGAAATTTATCAAGGAATCCTTTCCAATTTAAAAACAGATTAATCATCTTCTTTTTTAAGATGATCTATGTTATAAGAATAAGAATAACCCTCAGCAAGAGTTGAATTTCGAGTATCAATATACATTTTACCATCGGGAAAGATAATAAGAATTGGATTACCATCTATCAAGAGATGCATTCTGTTACCGCCCTCACTAATTTGAAGCTCACATTTGACGGGTTGCACAGCTTCATTAGTTGAACCATTTACTATTTCAAATTTGCGTCTCATCATTAGCCCCTTATTCCAGTTTGAACGGCATTTTCTTTTGGTTCACAATGAACCTCAATAAGATTCTCATCGGAACATCCCCGAATCGCTAATCCAAAGATGCATAGCAATAATATAATCACCACGATGCCAGGTATCTCGATTTGCATTAGATTGCCTCCTTTGCCTTAATTGGCGTACATTGGCAAACGCATTCGCTGACAGGTTCGTTTTCTGTTTTTTGCAGATAGATATAAACATATCCTGCTATGAAAAAACATATGAATGATATGTATGTTACCCAGAATCCTCTATCCATTAATAACACCCATCATTGAGAGTTTCTGGAAAAATATAAATAACTTGTGGCTTTGGTTCTTCCTGTGGCTCATGGAAAAAAGTTTCTCGTACAAGAATATAACCAACCATTCCTAAAAAAAACATAAGAAAAGCCGAGCCAAATAATATTAAGGCACCCAAACAGACAGCAAAAACATCATCCATCATTTATCCCCTTCCATTTCATGTGAACTAGATTTACCCGATTTAATCCATTCGTCGATCTCATCGATATCAAAGCGCCATTGATGGCCCACTCTGTATGCGGGGATCGTATCAGCTTTAAGTCTTCTCATTATGGTAGGATGCGAAATACCGAGGTAATCTTGTATTTCTGCCATAGTAAACCACTTTTTCATTTTTACCTCAGTCTATATTACGATAAGATTTCTCTGGGATTAACTGACCTTTGGAGTTTTCAACCTTGCAACCACCAAATACATGGTATTCTGCATTTATGTTGCTGTCAGACCATCTGGCTTTGCATTGCACTGTTTGCCATGCATAGCCACCAATACAATAAATGGCTGCACAAGCTAATGTCAGTATTATGATGCCGATTATATCTTCTGTGTCAGACATTTTGCTTTCTCCAATAATGCGGGCTGTTCGTAAATATTGCCATCGTTAGATATTTTACGTACGCTAGCATTTATATATCCATAGTACATTAAAAAGGTTCTAGCGTCTTCCACAAGGTAATAGTGATTGCTAAATGTGGGCGTGTCAATGTAGATAAACAGTACATCGCCCTCATAGATTTCTTTATCGAGATAGTCTTTGATGCCTGTGGATTGCATGGGAATATGGGATTCTTTTAAGTCATGATGGATATCGCACCATGGTTCAATCTGAGAGATATCACCATATGGCCCCATGCAGAAATCATAGTCACCACGTGTACTGACCATAATTTTAAGCTTAGAGTCCCATATCCTAAACCCTAGCATTCATGATGTCCTCAAAAGAAGTAGTGTTTTATACTTTCCGCTACAGCTACCGCAAAAGTTACAAAGAAAAGAATATCATAAATCATCAATCTTTGTTTTATTTGCCGGATTGTTTCGTTTTGATCATCAAGTGCATCTAGGATGTCGTCAATGTCTTGTTTCATGATGCCATCCAAATTTTATAGCACTCGATGCCAATCTGAAAAGTACAATCAGCGACCCAAACAAAACATAGTTTGACAAATAGACTAGATAAGCTTTCAAGTTTTCTATCAAGATGCTCTAATTCAAAACCTATGGTTTTATGATATCTCTCAAATACCTTGGTAAGGTCATTGATGGGTTGCTCGGATGTTCTTCCATTTAGTTTAGTGGATGACATGATTGTATTCCTCAGATGGTAGTTTGCTAGTTAGTGGCTTAGCATATGATTGCAAGATTTCCTCAGGAGTCTCAGGGGGCAACCTAAGAATTTTTGATTCATCTTTGTCGAGAAGTATGCAAATATCCCAACCCGCATCGTGCTTAAAAATTTGCACAGAAACGATGTAAGGCATCCAATCGTCAATTGGCATGATTTCTTCGATGGTTTCATCTGGCCCAGGTATTTCGTTGCGTTCTATGGCCTGTGCATTTTTAAATTGTATACCTTTGCAGTCTGGGTCATTGCATTTCGGGCAGCTCATTTTTCTAGCTCCTTCGTCTGTCGTTCTCTCGTTTACTTTAACAGTCATTGTTAGTTACCTCAGTGTACATTTAGCAGTGGATCAACTTCTGATTCGTCAGCGCCCTTCATCCTATCGACTAAAGGCTTGATGTATTGATCAAGCATCTCGAGTGAAGTATCAGGGCTAAGCTTGATTTGTCTCATGCCAAAGTCTGTATCTATGTCGATATAAACGCCACATTTGTCGGCTGAAACATCATCATTTTCAGTTATCTGATAAACATTCATCCCATTAATGTGAGGCAGCCAGTCATCGATTGGTACAACTTCTTCGATTGTGTCGCCTGGCATTATTAGCCCCTCATGCAAAACTGCTTCGTCTTTCATCGTCATATTGCTCATCCATAAATTTAACAGGTTGATGTAGTCTTGCATATTTCAATATAATACCAGCTTCTGTTATATCTTCTGTACTCTCTTGCTCTTTACTGTGTTCGTTTGGCATTGTCTTACTTCTAAAGTGTGTTTCTACGTACTGTGTTGATGATTTGTTTTTCATCTTGACCTCGCGCCCACAGATACAGCTCTGTGTTAGCTGCATACGTTTTGACATCTTTATTCTGCAAGATCGTCTCTGTATCGGCATTTTTCTTGCCATTCTCCACTTTACGCGGACTAGGCAGTGGGAATGTGTAGTTAATACCGCCAGCAGTAAGCAACACTAAACCGTGTGGGTCGATATAGAAAAACGTATCTTGAGGGTAGATGTAATGTATGAAGTAATCTGCACAACTAAGCTGATAATCAAAATCAGTTTGTGTACTCATCTCTTTCGTCAAAGCTTTCATTTCGATCTCGCGTTTCATGTCTATAACTCCTCGTTGATGTGTGTCTGTTGCTCTTTTAAAGATTCATGCATATGGAAAAATACTGCGTCTAACATTTCTTTGTACTCGGGCAAAGGCATGCCTAGGCGCAGTTTCCTCGCTTGTTTCCTAGTAACAGCTTTACGCTTGATAGTATCTTTAGCTATCCATTCATCACGTAGTGCAGTAGTTGGGAACATTTCTAGTTGTCCTGCTATGTCGTATCGACCTGTTTTTGAGTTAACTTCCCCTGATGTTGTGTTTTGTCCGTGGAAATATTCAAATGCTAAAAAGTAATGTTTCATAGTCTTTGCTCCATAAATTCGTGAATAGTGACGGGTTGAACTGCCTCTATGATCCATTGATGAAATGTCTCAAGGCTTGTTATAAATTCCATTTGGTTGTCCATGTCTGGAAATTTACCTGCAATGAATAAGTCGTATAGCTTATGTAGATCAATTGGTGACGGGTCTTTGTCAGAAATCCCCGCACAAATTAAGGCTAGATTCTTTTCATCTATTGCACGCCCATAATCTAGGCCGTGCGCATGTTCGTAAACAAATAAGTTCATGACTGCTCACCCATGTGATAGCAGCCTGCATTAGGCATGAGCTGGCCGTCAACACGTGTATAACAGCTCTGGGGGTTGTTTGTGATTTCGTTAAGATACGCTATATGTGCCCTTAACATAGTCAAAGTAATTCTCATGATATCTATCTCCTTTGAAAATTAATTAATCAAAATATTTGTAATAGGCTGGCACCCAAGTGAGCATATCGAGCGAGTCACACCCTTCTATGTCTTTGCGTGATTGCCAGTAATGCGCATATATTGATTTATAATCGCCTAGGTCAAGACGAGCTATAAAAAGTAAGTCATTTTCTTCGTCATAGTTGCCTGACGGCTCAGCGACGCATGTTGTTTCTAATGCGTCAATCGCTTCGATACCTACCAAAGCTATAATCTCGTCTCTTGATAAAGTTGTCATGATATCTATCTCCTACGTTGTGCCGAAATCGGCTAATAACTAAATTATGCCATGACGATTTAGAGAATGCAAGCCCATAAGTGTAAATAAGCGTAAATATTTTTAATAGTACAGCTAGCTATACAAATTGATGAGATATTAGCGAGTTTGTTATATTGTGCTAGTATGATGGTACAGATACTTCTCTTTATGCGTACAGACGCACGCTTATGATACACGTATATAAGGTATACCGCCATGACCCCATCAATCCCAACACACCGGCAAGACCTACCAAGTAAGCCAAACGGCAAACAATGGTCACGAGCATGTCAGTATGCACCTGAGCTATGCGACTTAGTCGTACAGATAGGCGCAAAGGGCGGCACAGTAGCAATGATGCGAGCTGCGTGCGAGATTGGAACATTTACGTTTAACAAGTGGCGCAGGGATTTCGCAGAGTTTAGTGAGGCTGTTGACTATGCTAAGACACTGGCAGAGGCGCAACTCGATGAGCAGGCTTTGGCTAATCTCATGACCGTTAACGCCAAAGGCGAAGTAATCTATCGGACTGATTTATACAAATACCTCAAAGCTACTGACCACGGCGCAGTTGAGAGAGGTGGCAACACGCTCGATATTAATCTGGTAGACAACTCGCAAAATGACTTATTGATAGCTAAAGTTAGAGAGATAAGGGAGACACAACTATGAGTAACGTAAAGACAGCGGATGTTATAGCTTTTTTGAAAGACCGCATTGTCTTGATAGAGGAAACAATAGCAACGCATGAGGCCGATAAGCCTGACTTAACACCGCCAATCAATGGTGATTTAGCTAACCAAGGTAAATCGATTGGGGGTGAGGTAAAGATACCAGGCGGCTCAATTGGTGGCGAGATAGATAACCCAGCGGACATAATCAAAGACACGGCCAAAGCTGTAGAGGATGCGGCTAAGTCGGTAGGCAAGGCATTCAAAAAACTATTCCACCTTTAGGAGCATCATGCAAACAACCAAACTAATTACAACACCCGACGGCCCAAGCTACTACGGATTTAGTGAGCAAGACATCATAGCAATTAGCAAAGGCGCATGGGGCTTGAACCAATGCAAGATAACAGACTTAACTATAACTGAGATAGGGGGCACGGATGCCACTCAAGAAGGGAAAGAGCAAAGCGACCATCAGTCAAAATATTGCGGCTGAACGCAATGCGGGAAAGCCTGAGAAGCAAGCTATCGCAATAGCTATGTCTGAGGCTGGCAAGTCACGTAAGAAACCTAAACGTAAGGAGAAATGATATGCATCAATGTGGAGAAAAAGGGGCAGCCTCATCGGGTGGCTTTGGTATGAAGCATCGTCGGGGCACTGGCTCAATCATGATGCACACCCCGCGCAGCAAAGGCGGACGTCATGACGGTGTCAGCTCGGAAGGCAGCAAGGCATCTATGAAGGGTGGCGAAAGCGCAGGCGGTAAGAAATACGACTAAACTTGTGAGCGTCACATGCATCAATCACAAGGATGTGATGTGCAAGCTAGGAGCAGCTCAGTTGCTGCAAATGCTGGTAGGGCATCTTTACTCGACACAAAGGCGCAGTTACTGGGCAGCTTCTTAACGTTTGCTAAGACATTCTACTACCTTAAGACAGGTCGCGAGTTCTTCATCAGCGCACCGCCTGGCCGTGAGTCTCATATTTACACGATAGTGCGTGAGCTTCGTGACGTCTTTAATTTAAATACTAAACGACTACTCATCAACGTACCACCTGGACATCACAAGTCAACAATCCTCTGTCTTTGGGTTGCATGGTGCTATGCAAACTATCCTGACTGCAATTTCTTGTATATCTCTGTGAGCTATGAGCTAGCAGAGAAACACACAGCATTCATCAAAGAGATTATGGAGATGAGCGAGTACCGCGACTTATTCGGTGTCACGCTCCGCACTGACAGCAAGGCTAAGGGCAAGTTCAAGACAATGGCAGGCGGTATCTGCGCAGCGTTTGGCTCAAAAGGCTCAGTAGTTGGTAATGATGCAGGCTTGCCAAACCTTGACCGATTCAGTGGCGCAGTTGTGATGGATGACATGCACGTGCCTGATGACGTTCATTCAGATACGATGCGCCAAGCTGTTATTGATAACTTTGGATCAACGATTGAACAACGCCCGCGCGGTGTCAATGTACCATTTATCTTCCTTGGTCAGCGCTTACATGAGGAAGACTTACCAGGTTACTTCTTGTCAGAACAAGACGGCAATAGATGGAAACAAGTAATCATCCCGTCGCTTGATGTCAATGACAACCCGCTATACCCCGAAGTATTCAGCAAGCAAATGCTACTAATCAAGCGCGAGCATGACCCTTACAACTTCGCCGCACAACACATGCAAAACCCACAACCTGCGGGTGGCGGTATCTTCAAGAAAGACTGGTTTACTCTGCTTCCGATTGAGCCGGAAATCATTAGCACGCTGATCACAGTGGACTCAGCCGAGACAGATAAGAGTTGGAATGATGCCTCAGTATTCTCATTCTTTGGCATCTACAAGATTGTCATATGTGGCATAGATACTGGCCTCTATGGCCTGCACTGGCTAGATTGTCGTGAGTTGCGCATCGAGCCTAAAGACTTGGAAAATGAGTTCTATTCGTTCTATTTCGATTGCATGCGTCATCCCAAGAAAGTAAACACCGTACTCATCGAGAAGAAATCAACAGGCGTCACACTCGCATCAGTCTTAAGCAAAGTGCCAGGTATGCGCGTTATCCCTATAGACCACAACGCACAAACAGGCAGCAAAACTAAACGCTTCCTAGACTGCCAAAGCTTTGTATCAGGCCGTCAGATATCACTACCTAGCAATGGCAGACACACAGACTTATGCCTCACCCACATGGCCAAGATTACAGCCAACAACAGCCATGCTCACGACGACATTGCAGACTCGCTTGAGCTTGCAATTAGGGCTACGCTCATCGACAAAATGCTATTGCCACAAGACGAAGACAAGAACGCAATCCTTGCCCAATTTAACGCCGGTGTTAACCGCCTATCAATGCTTAGGAGTCAAGCCCGATGAACTCAGATACTTTTGCACAAGATGGATTAAATCGGCGTGGGCAAGTCCCAGACTTAAAGCGCATCAAGAAAAACATCGAGAATGCGTATGAGTATTTCAAGCCTAACTATGACCGCTTTGTGAAGTTTCGCAATTTCCTCTATGTCACATCAATGAACGATGCAGCTAAATCGGTGCAAAACGAACTGGAATCGAACGTGCTTGAGTTCAACACCATTGAGGCATATGTCTCGCGCCTTTGCGGTGAGTTCACGCAGAATGAGCCTGAACTCATGATATCAACGGCAGATGACTATGAAGCAGAATCACAAGAGGATGAAGACCAGCAAGCGGCATTGATTGAGGTGTTAGAGGGCTACACAAGGCATATCGTGTATGAGTCGAAGAAGGTAGGCACAGAATACAACGTGTATCGCGATACGCTATCGGGTGGCTACTCATCGTTGAAGGTATATACGCAGTATGTTAATGAGCGCTCATTCAAGCAAGAGCCAGTCATCAAACAGACGTTTGACCAAACACTCGTAGGTTTTGACCCTTTGGCATCTAAGCCTGATAAGTCAGACGGCGATTACTGCTTTGAGCTTGTCCCAAAGCGAGCAGAGGACTTTGAACAAGAATTCCCTGATGTAGACATTGCCAAGCTGCAATACAAGGGCGGTAGCTTCATACGCCTTAACAATGGCTTTGTGGATTACAATTGGTCGTACTCGGCAGGCACTGACAAGATTATCTTGGTTGCTGACTACTATGAAAAGGTTAAGAAAGAAACTCAGCTTCTCATGCTGTCTAATGGCATGACGATGACGCTTGAAGATTACAATGACTTTGAGAAAGAATGGCAAGAAGCAGGCTATGAAAAAGTAGGCCCGATGCCCGTTGAAATCATGCGCAGGCCCACAACTGTCACAAAGATTATGCGCTACCAGATGATTGAAACGCAAATCTTAAACGAAGAAGAAACAGACTACCCTTGCCTGCCTATCAAGTTTGTAGATGGCAATTCGATTGTAACCCGTGATGGTGATTCCGGCGGTTCATTCCGTCAAATGACGCGCCCCATCATCTATCAGGCCGAAGGTGCTCAGCGCATGAAGAACTTTGCAGGCCAAAAGCTTGTGAACGAAATCGAAAACCTACGCCCGCAACAAGTCATTGCTTCTCTCGAATCCATCCCTAAGGACTACATGGATGCCTACCGTAAGCCACAAAATACCACAGCATTGATATACAACGCCTTCCATATGGGTAATGTCAATGTGCCTCTTGAAAAGCCAATGCTAATGCCACGAAATCAAATACCCCAAGAAATCCTACAAACCTTTACGGGTGCAGATTCAGTCATTCAAAACATTCTAGGCTCGTTTGATTCTTCCATGACGCAGCTTACTGAAGCCCAAATGTCGGGCAAAGCTGTGCAAGAAATAACCACGATGGGGAATGCTGTAGCTAAAATCTACTTGCATAACCACTTACTCGGCATGGAATCGGCAATTCAAATGATTGTGGACATGGCACCAAAGTTCATCAGAACGCCTAGGACGCTGCCAATTCGCACCGCTGATGGACAAATGGGCTATGTCAAAGTAAACCAGGAGGGCGGTGTACAATTCAACTATGAGCCTGGTATGTTCAAGGTAAAGATTGAACCTGGTGTAAGCTTCTCGGTACAACAAACAAGGGCCTTGCAACAACTCACCTCTATCGGCAATGCATTTCCCAAGCTTGGCAAATTTATCTCTGATGTTGGTGGCGATATTGTTCTTGATAACGTTGACATCCGCAATGTTGAAACCTTGCGCAGTCGGTATCAGCATTGGGCACAACAAGAGATGCAGAAAGAAATGCAAATGCTACAAGCACAAGCAGGGCAGCCTAAGATTGAAGAGCAAGCCATGGAAATTGCAGCGATGCAAGTACAGACTGATAGAGATGTCGGCATGGCCAAGATTGACCAACAAGACAGAGCAGAGAAGGCTAAAACAGCCCTTAAAGTCGCTGAACTTGAAATGGAAGACAAGAAGCTCAATGTTGAAATTAGCCGCATAGAAGCAGATATGCTCATCGAGCAACAGCGTCTAGGCATGGAAGTACAAAAGGCTGATGAGGACAGAGTAGAGCGCATTATCGACACGGCTATTCGTCAAAGTGAGCACGTGCATGGATTGTCTGAAAAACAATTCAAGCTTACAATGGATGAGTTATTAGCAGATAGGGAGCATGAGCGCTGGGAATCTGAGCAAGAACTAGCGAAGTTAGTAGGCACTCAGAAAAAGAGTGCGGAATGAAAAACTACGCAAAGAAAAATCAAAACGGTATATTATGTACATTGATGAATAATGGCTTGTAGCTCAGCTTGGTCTTGAAGGTCAAGCAGCGTACTGTTAATGCGCAGTTCTTGGTTCGATTCCAAGTAGGGGAGCCAATTTACTAGGGGAAACTATGGAAGAATTGACATATAGAGATATAAAAATAGGAATTTACAAAGATGAAGAAGAGTTCTGCGCAATAATTGGTGACTTCACATCTTATTTTACACAATGCAGTTCCAAATCAAAAGAAATGGTAGAATCATTCGCGAAAGATATTGTTGATGAAATGCTTCGTATATATCCTCGCGATGATAGCAGATTCAATAAACCTGGGCCAGGGCCATTTGCTTGGACAGTATTTAATGATAAACGAAATAATAATGATGAACCGATAAATTTGAATTTAAGCTTTAAGGAAAAGTAATATGGAAATATGGATTCAATTTGATAGGCAATGCAATTGCTGTGAAAAAAATTTGGCGATCCAACATCAAACGACTGGAAGGAGACATATAAGATGATTAAAAACAAAGTTAAAAGAGCACAATCGCTGGCAGACGTTAACAAATGGCTTGAAACAACGCCTAATTACTCCGAAAGAAAGCTATTAAACGAGCTGATAAACATTACCGCTCATAATGAAATTAACGAAGAATTGAATCAATACAGGACTTTCAGACAGATGTTTGATACGTCGCGATATGATGCAATAAAAGAACGAGAAAAAGAATATTTTATACAACTGCAAGTATTGGATAAAAATAGAAATTGCGATGGAAAAGAAAGAACTTTAAACGAATTAATAAATTATAGCAAAATGGACAAAACAGCATCAAATTATGAAAATCTGAAAGTATCTGCAAAAGAGAAATTGCAAAAATACACTTTTGTATCTCATGCAGATGATTTACATAATGCAATATATGCAAGAGAAGAATTGCGCAATCAAAATGCTGAGGAGTTTAATACCAGGCCATTCAATGAATGCTTAGACCAAACAATTAAATATGAAATACCCCAACGAAGTAAAATAGGATTTGTTTAATATTTTAAGGTATAAGCTGCAATCTTAATTTATATCCAAGTTTTTCGGCATATTCTTTTACAAATCCGATTGAAACGCTGTCAATACCGGCTTCAAATCTAATTAATGTCGCTTGACTGACGCGCATCATCTCAGCAGCATCTGCAATTGAATAAAGCGCTGATTCTCTGGCAATCATAAATGTATGCCCAAATGATTTATTTTCATCTTCTTCATCTATTTTGCTAGAATCTATTGTTTCGTCGATTACATCCTTTAATTCTTCTGATTCAAGCATTTCTTTTACCAATTCACGATAAAATTTCACATTATGAGCTATATGGTCTAAATCTTGGCCGATAGTCATAAGCTTTTGTCTCATCTTCGTATAGGCTTTAGTATGTTTGCAGTGATCGAAATGAGAGCAATCGTACTTTAGCCTCACGAAATACCGATTTAAATCAATTAGCATTGAAGATAAATCAGACATATTCTAATTTCCTTGGCCTTTCACATGATTCATGGGGTACTTTTGCAACTAAATTTCTAAAAAACCTGGATAACTCTAAAAGTTTACGAGGATTATCGATTGTACGATTAATATGAAGACCCAAATCATCTGGGTCAAACTCGATTTGTTTGCCATCTTTTAATTCAATAACAGTTAAATCACCACGCTTAAATACATATTCAATATCATCAATTGACGCCTTTGTAATTTCGATAATAGATAAATCAGTCGTCATTTCTTAATCCTTCAATCTTTTCATAAATCTTTTCAATCTCGCAATATAATTTAAAAACCTTTGCACCTTCTTTTGTAATTTTTACATGATTACGACTTCTATCGAATAATTTAATGCCAAGCTTCTTTTCAAGAACCCTGACTTGTTTTGATATGCATTCTTCGGTTTTATCTAAAATAACTCCGGCTCCCGAAAAGCTAAGTGACTTTGCAACTTCCATGAATGCTATTTCATATGCTAACATTTGTCGTCTTCCTTATAAGGTTTAAATAAAACTCTTTCATATTATTTCCCATGCTTAATATAATCTTGTAAGCTCATAAAGGCTTAGCGTTTCAATCGGATTTGTAAAAGAATTGGTCTCAGGTTCTTTTTTGCAATCTTTCTCTTTCATCATATTAATAAATTTCTTTTCACGTTTTTTATTCAATTCTTCTTTCATTTTTGGCAGCAAATCCAATGCATTTGAAATAATATCATAATAATATCCTTCATCACAAGAATTCATATAAATATCAAAAGATCCATTTACTTCTAAATCACATAAATGATCTTTCAATTTTAAGTTAAATACATAATTAGAGTTATTATAATAACAAATAACTTCACAATGCTTTGGAAGCATTCCCTCGGCAATTTTTTCAATCGTTTTCACCATCTGAATAGAATTTCTAATCACCACAGGTTCATTGAAATTACTCTCTTTGAAATTACTCTCTTTGTTTTTGCATAAAAAGCACATATATCCTCCGTTATTTTAAAACAATATAAATCAAGACAGCAATGAGAGCGACAAAAAAAAATTCGCCAAGTAATGAAGTACCGTCACTTTCTGAATCATGTGAGGCATTTTGAACGAGTGTCGCGCAAGTGTCTTTATCTTCTGGTCGCACATCAGCGCTTGTGCAATACCTTGTTAGCTCCTGTTTGTCTTCTTCGTGTACTTCGCCACTGTTGGCAATCAAGTAGCCCGCTAAGCCACCCACCATTATGGTGCCCAATGGTAAGCCAGATGCAAAGCTGCTTCCGCCGCCGCCCCTTGCTCCTGATATGGTATCAATCATTTTTAGCCTCCCAAAATTTATCATAACGCTTTTGCCTGGCGAGCCAA